CTCGTGCCTTCTGGTTACTAAGGAAAGGAAAACAACATGATTGAAGACCAAGCGCAAGCAAACTTTTGGCTACGTGAAAATGGAGACAGGGCTAACCTTGCTGAAGAGTATGCAGAGAGTATACTAGCTACCTATGTTAGGGGTGATAGCACTAAGCTATTAATCTTAACTAATCTAGTAGAGCTTTCTCTAGGCAGGGACACCCAAGTCTTTGAATGGCTAAGACGCTACGACAAAGATGAGAGAACGTGGTTGTTACGCCACCTTCAAAAAGAAATTAAGAAAGTAGTTGACTAGTAGTATACCGTATGATATTTATAGTTAAACTCACTTAACGCAAACTACCTAACCAACCAACCAACTAAAGGAGAATACCCTATGTACTACAATAAACGCCCACTCACTGAGATGTTACCAGATGGACTTGACTTTGATGTAGAGTTCGAGGACACCAAGGTGAGAGATAAAAAATATGTTATCAACGGAGAGACAGGAGAATACCTTGGCGTAGTCGGTTCAACCTTCCGCTGTGCTAACCACAATGATTTCTTTGGTGGTGTATATGACACCGTCACTGAACATCTTGGGGAAGCTGAGTGTAAGGACATGACTATCAAATGGAATACAGCCAAGCATAATGCATGGGCTATGATGGACATCGTCCTTCCTAATGTAACTGCTCGTGTTGAAACAGAGAGACATTCCACTGACATTGCACAGCGTATCATTGCACTGCATGGTATTGATGGCTCATGTTCCAATCAAACATTCTTCGGTGCGATTGATTTCTTTTGTACCAATGGCATGATTACAGGAGAGCATGACAAGATACGTAGGAAGAATACAAGTAACTTCACTATGGATAAGTTTATCCGTGACTTGAAACAGTCTACTCAATCTTTCTATGCACAGTCAAACCAACTACAGCAGTGGGCAAGGCAACCTTTACAGGTTAGTAATGTAAAGACTATGCTTGAAGCATTGCTGAAGTCTGAGCACCTCTCTGATAAGATGCTAGAACTATATAATCGAGAGGCAAGTGTGCGAGGTAACAATGCATGGTCATTATATTCTGCGTTCACAAATTATGCTACCTATGCTGATGACCACAATGGTTTTAAACTTCGTAACACCGGCAAAGATACGACAGCTGTTACTATGTTTAACCGTGAGCAAAAGGTATCGCAGTGGATTAGTAGCGTACCCTTCAGACAGTTAGTAGCTGCGTAATGAAAACCATTAACGAATTAGTTGATGTTTACTATTCATCTAACAACTTTAGTATGCTGAGAGAGCGTAGTCAAAAGGACTATAGATACTTTCTCAGTGTACTAGTTGAGGAGTTTGGTGAGTGCGACTATCAAAGTGTTACTAGCAAACAGGCTAAGCATTCCTATGAAGCGTGGGTAAAACGTGGCATTAGTTTTGCTAACCACGTTTGCACAGTAGCATCTTTGGTATATCGTTATGCAATCGACATGGAATACACCGTAGTAAATCCCTTTGCCAGTGTCCGCAGAAAGACACCTATTCAACGTAAGGTTGTATGGGCAGAGGCAGACATAACTAACTTCCTTGATACCGCATACAGTCAATTTGAATGGCGGAGCATTGGCCTCATTGTTCACATGGCATACGAATGGTGTCAACGCTTAGGTGATATGCGAATGTTACGGTGGAGTAACATAGACTTAGAGAACAGTAAGTTATTCCTTGAGCAGAGTAAGCGTAGAGCACAGGTTACCCTGCCTATAGGTGAGGACTTACATGAAATGCTCACTCAACAGGAGCAAGACTTTGGTTTTCAAGACTACGTAGCACCCCGTGTGTTAGCTGTGCAAGGTGCGTACCACCCATACAGCGTAGAGAGACTATCAAAGGTGGGTAGGCTTGTCATGAGGGAAGCAGGCCTTGATGATACACTGAGGCTTATGGACTTAAGAAGGACAGGAACAACACAGATGGTGGAAGCAGGCGTACCTATGGGACAAATCATGTCAGTCACAGGCCATAGTAATCCACAATCGGTGAAGCCTTACATGAAAAATACATATGCTAGTGCAAATAATGCATTGACTACTAGAAAAAGCTATGTTAAAAATAATTAGAATGATATATAGGAAGGGGATGTATACATGAATAATATATATGATACTATAAATGATATAGACCTAGGCAATGGCGAGACAAAAAGAATAAACTGTCCTGCCTGCCAAGGGTACAAGACCTTTACTATCACTAATAATATGGGCAGCATGATATGGAACTGTTACAAAGCTTCATGTGACCTCAAGGGTGGCACTCGTGTTCACATGTCGGTGGATGATATACGTGCTAACTTTGCCGGTGCAAAGGAGCAGGATGATGCTGTCTTTGTTATGCCTGATTACGTTGTACCTCACAGAAACAATCAGGACATACGTATCTGGTGTGAGAAGTGGGGACTAATAGAAGATGAATTAAATCTTATGTATGATGTAAAGGAAAACCGTGTGGTCTTTCCTGTTATGCATAAGGGAGTTGCTGTAGATGCTACAGGCCGGTCATTGGGTAAGCACATTCCTAAGTGGAAACGCTATGGAAATAGTAGCTTGCCTTATGCACATGGTTGTGGTAGTGTCGCAGTAGTTGTTGAGGACTGCGTGAGTGCAGCCATTGTAGGAAGTGACGTTAGGTTTGTAGGGGTAGCCGTGTTGGGAACATCGCTTTCAGAATCACACAAAGCCTATCTCACGCAGTTCTCGACAGCTGTTATAGCATTAGACCCTGACGCTGCCCCCAAGACCCTGTCTATAGCTAAAGAATTACGAGGACATGTAAAGAATGTACGTGTCTTAAGACTAAAGGATGACATAAAGTATCGACACCCCGATGATATGGCATTACTAAATAACCTTAACCAACAAAGGAGTAAATGAAATGGAGCTATCCCTACTACGTAGTCTCATGGACAAACCTTTCTACGATGACCATCGTGGAGCAAGATGTCCTGATAGACTATTCAGCAAAGATGTAAGAAAGATTAAGAAGATTGTTGACCGTGCTATGGACACATACACACGTACTGTTACACCAGATGAGGTGGAAGCATTGTTCATGTCAAACAATCGCACACTTACTACTGCTCAGAAGCAAGCATACTCTAGTCTGTTTCTGCAGATTAAAAAAGAAAAGCCTATGGGTAGTGACATAGCACAAGAAGTATTGTCTAAACTTTTCCAACAGGTTGTTGGTGAAGACATTGCTAACCTTGGATTTGATTATGTGAATGGTGACAAGACTAACCTTGAAGCACTACGTAACATACTAGAACAGTATGGTGATGACTTCACACCCAACTTAAATATTGAGTGGGATGATATTACTATTGAGACATTGATGGCTAAGGCTGAGCTTGAGGCTAAGTGGGCATTCAACATTGCACCTGTTACTCGTAAGGTAGAGGGTGTATCTGATGGACAGCTGATTGAGGTAGGTGCTAGACCTAACACAGGTAAGACATCCTTTCACGCTAGTCTTATTGCATCCCCCGGTGGCTTCGCTTCACAAGGAGCTAAGTGTATTGTCTTATGTAACGAAGAGCCTACTCACCGTGTTGGTGCTAGGTATCTGACAGCTGCCTGTGGTATGTCTGCCCGTGAGGTACGAGACAATATGCAGAAGGCTAAGATGATGTATCAACCTGTCATGAATAACATCCAGATTAAAGAAGCATCTGGTAGGGACATGGCATGGGTAGAGTCAGTAGCCAAAACATATAAGCCTGACATTCTTGTACTTGATATGGGTGACAAGTTTGCTACGACTAGTGGCTTTGCTAGACAGGATGAAGCATTGAAAGCGAATGCTATATATGCACGGCAGATTGCTAAGACACATGAGTGTGCAGTGTTCTATATGTCACAGCTATCCGCTGAGGCAGAAGGTCGGACACAGTTAAATCAATCCATGATGGAAGGCTCACGTACAGGTAAGGCTGCTGAAGCTGACCTTATGATACTGATTGGTAAGTCACCGGCAGTTGAGGGACAGGATGAAGATAGCCCGTTACGTCATATCAATATAGTTAAGAACAAGTTGACAGGTTGGCACGGCATGGTAAACTGTGAACTAGATTACTTGACAGCGAGGTATGAGGGATGAAGTTAACATTAGACGTAGAGAATACAGTTACGCATCGTGATGGTAAGCTACACCTTGACCCCTTTGAAGCTAACAATACTTTAGTTATGGTAGGTATGCTTACTGACAAGGGTGATGAACGCATCGTTACCTTTGACCATAGTGAGTGTGAGCCTGATGACTTTGGTCATACTGCAGTACAGGAATGGTTAGATAAGACGACTGTTCTTATATGCCACAATGCTGCCCATGATTTGCTATGGATATGGGAGAGTGGGTTCAAGTATGATGGTGATGTCTTCGACACTATGCTTGGTGAGTATATACTACAACGTGGACAGAAGGAACCTTTGTCTTTGGAAGCCTGTGCTGAACGGTATGCATTGGATACTAAGAAGCAAGATACTTTGAAGGAGTACTTCAAGAAAGGCTATAGCACTAGGGACATTCCACATGCTGAGCTTTCAGAGTATCTGTCTGCTGACCTTCATGCTACACAACAATTGTCTGACAAGTTATATGGTAGGCTATCTGAAGATATCAATACGGGTTTGCTAGGAACTATGGAGTTAACTAATAACATATGTAAAACCTTAACCCGCATCTATCAACGTGGCTTTGCTGTTGACCTTAGTAAGCTTGATGAAGTGCGACAACTGTTTGAGCAAGAGCGTACAGACTTACAAGCTGCGTTACAG